CCTCAAAAAACCACTAGTACCGCGTCTGACAGCATTGCATAAGCCTATTTAATAAACGCATGGTGGTATAAGCTAGAATCATGGGACTACGAGGACCGATACCGAAAAACCCGCCGCCAAAGCCCGGCCCGATCATCCAGGAATCCATCGCCCCGCCGGCCAGTTTGTGTTCCGAAGAGGTCGCCATCTTCCGGCAACTCGTCGAAGACAATCGCGCCGCTGGCGTCCCCATGCGGCAGGCCGACGCCCCGCTGTATGCCGACCTCGCTTCAGCAACGTATCGCCGCGAGTCGGCAGCAGACGACCGCGTTTGGCTAGCATTAACCCGGCAAATGGAAGAGTTGCGCGGCCAACTGTGCATCGGCCCCAGAAGCCGCGGCCGCGCCGGAATCCGCGACGTTGAAAAGCCGGTTGCCAAGACGGCGCTTGCGAAGGTGCTCGAACTTGCCAAAACAAAGCGCCAATAACGGCAACTGGCTGGACCTGAGCGCTGTTCAAATGGCCGAGACGCTTATCGGCGCCCTCACCCTCACCAAAGCCACCCGCTCCGGCGGCCCTGAGCCATTTGAGCTGCTGCCGCACTCGCGGAAACTGATCGCCAACCTGCTCGGCTGGAAACGGCCGGACGGTCGCCGCCTGTACCGCAAGGCGTTTGCGTCCATGGGCAGGAAGCAAGCCAAAACCCAAACGGTGGCCGCCCTGGTCGTGGCCGAGTTTTTTTTGAGCCAGGAAAAGAAGCAGGAGATCTACATGGCGGCCAAAGACCGCGACCAGGCGAGCATCTGCTTCGACGCCGTCGCCGACATGATTCGCGCATCGGAGGACCTGCTCCCGCTGGTGACGATTACCGAGTCTCGCAAGCTGATCCGGCACAACGAGTCCGGTTCAATCATCCGCGCCCTAAGCAGTGACGGCGCCGGGAAGCACGGCTACAACCCCTCGCTGGTGGTGTTCGACGAACTCCACGCCTGGGGCATTGCCGAGCAGGAGCTTTACGACGCGCTGACGACCGGAAGCAAAAGCCGTCGCAACCCGCTGTGGGTGACCATCACGACGGCGGGCAGCAATCAGGAATCTATCTGCTACCGCGAGTACCAATACGCTAGGCGCGTGGCGTCGGGCGAGATCCAGGACGAGAGCTACTTCCCACTGATCTACGAGGTGCCGATTGACGCCGACTGGACCGACCAGAGCCTGTGGCCGCTGGCGCTGCCGACGCTCGGCGTGCTGCACGACATCCGCGACTACGAAGAGGAGTTTCGGCAGGCGCTGGCCCGGCCCGAGAAGCAGAACACGTTTCGGCGGCTCTACCTGAATCAGTGGACCAGCGCCACGACTACATGGATACCGCTGCGCGACTGGGACCAGTGCATGGACGAGTTCCCGGATCTGGCCGGCGTGCCGTGCTACGGCGGGCTGGACCTTGCCGCGGTGCGCGACCTGACCGCGTTTGCGCTGTGCTGGCCATATGAGGGCAAGGTCTATTACCGGGCCTGGGCATACCTGCCGTCGAAGATGTTGGCTGAGAAAACGGCAACCGACGGCGTGCCGTATGTCCAGTGGGCGCAGGGCGGTCACATCGAGACCATGCCCGGCAACACCGTGGACTGGCGGTACGTGGTCGCGCATATCACGAAGCTGGCCGAGCAGTACAACATCCAGGCCATCGCCTACGACCGCTACGGCGCGCGCGATACGGCGCAGCAGCTGCAGGACGCGGGTATACCCGTGGTGGAGTTCGGCCAGGGCTACGTGTCGATGTCGCCAGCCGCGAAGCGCTTTGAGCAGCTAGTCCACGAGCGGCAGCTAGTTCACGACGGCTCGCCCGTGCTGCGCTGGAACATCGAATGCTGCGAGATCGCTAGCGACCCGGCAGGCAACATCAAACCGGTCCACCCAGACCGCCATCGCGAGACGACCCGCAACGATCTAGTGATTGCGTGCGTCATGGCGACCGGTATTAGCACCAGTGCGAAGCCGAAGGAGCGTTCGGTGTACGAGGACATGGTGCCGGTCACGTTGGGCTGGTAGCACGCCAAGCAAAATTCGTGATACCGTGGTAGCACGATGCAGTAGGGATTGTGATACCGGATGAACCTTTTCGGCAAGCTCATGGTCAAGCTCGGCGCAACGCCGCCACCAGATAACGACTTCTGGTATCGGCCTGTGTCTGGAAGCAAGTACTACGTGTCGAGCGAGTCGGCCATGCGTATCACTGCGGTCTGGGCCTGCGTGCGCGTGATTGCCGAGACCATCGGCAGCCTGCCGCTGGGGATTTACCGGCGTGGCCGAGATGGCCGCGAGTTGGATCGCAACCATCCGCTCTATTATCTGCTGCATGACTCGCCGAATGCGGACATGACGGCGTTTGAGTTTTGGGAGCTGGCGGCGAAGTGCCTGTGCCTGTCGGGCAACTTTTACGCGCGGATCCAGACCAACCAGCGCGGCGACGTGACGCAGTTGACGCCGCTGTCGCCGTCGTCCATGCGCGTGTTCCGCGACCCGGAAACCGGCGTCATGGTCTACCAGTACGGGCAAAGCATGTTCACGGCCTCGGACATTCTGCACATTCCAGGCCTGGGATATGACGGTGAAGACAGCCTGACCGGCTACTCGCCCGTTGGCTACATGGCGCAGGCGTTGGGTATGACGCAAGACGCCGAAGGGTACGGCGCCAACTTCTTCCGCAACAACGCCACGCCGCCCGCCTACATGACCGTGCCGCAAGCGTTGAGCAACGAGGCGCGGAAGAATTTGCAGACTTGGCTGATGGAGAATTACGGAGGCGTTCGCAACGCCGGAAAGATCGGCGTTCTGGAGCAGGGCGCGGAAATCAGGACTGTCGCCATCAACCACCGGGACATGCAGTTTCTGGAGTTGCGCCAGTATCAGAAGGCCGACATCTGCTCAATTTTCCGTGTGCCGCCGCACATGATCCAGGATTTGACGCGTTCGACGAATAACAACATTGAGCATCAGGGCATCGACTTTGCGACGCACACGATCCGGCCTTGGCTGACCCGCATCGAGAAGCGCATCAACCTGCAGTTGTTTGGGCCGCGAGAGGCGACAAATTACTACGCCGAGTTCAACATGGACGCCTTGCTTCGCGGCGACGCGGCCAGCCGCGCCAGCTATTATTCGGCCATGCGAAACATCGGCGCATTGAATGCGAACGAGATCCGCAGCAAAGAGAACATGAACCCATACGACGGCGGCGAGCTGTATCTGGTGCAGGGCGCCATGGTGCCAGTCGCGCAGGCCGGGGCATTCCAAGGGGGTGCGCAATGAACATAGAGCAAGCGCAACAGCTACTGCTGCAGGCGCCGCAATCGCTGCTGTCGTCGCTGCGGCCGACCGAGTCGCTACAAATGCCGGACGAAGGCGATAAGGTCGAGCTCCCGGGCAAGCGCAAGCGTGACGTGCTGTTCTATAGCGGCGCGAAAGTGGAGCGGGTCGATATGTGGTCCGGAGACGTCTACGACCTGTCGTTTGCCATGGACGGCGGCGATCTGACGCAGCTGGCGGGCAAGCCCGTCCTCGACGGCCACCAGCAAGAGGAAGTCGAGTATGTCCTCGGCGTCGTGGAGAGCCCGCGCCGCACCCGTCGCGGCTACGAAGCGACGCTGCGGTTCAGCGACCGGGAAGACGTTGCACCGGTGTGGCAGGACATCGAAGACGGCATCCTGACCAGTGTTTCTATGGGCGTGCAGATTGTTGAAATGACCCAAGCGCCGGATTCGACGGTCAAGCGGCCACACCTGCTGGCGAGCAAGTGGAGACCGTTTGAGATCTCCATTGTGCCTATCGGGGCCGACCCCGGAGCCAAGTTTTTGTCGGCCAGCCTTTCGGCGGCCAAACGAATTTCGTCCGCGCCCAGCGCGGCTGAAAACCACGCCCGGCACGAGCTGGCGCTGCGCGAGCGGCGCTGGCGGGTGTTGGGCAGATAAGGAGCACACATGACGAAACGAGAACTACTCTCCTCCGTCTCCGCGCTGGAAACTGAGTACAGCGCGATCCTGGCGGCCTCTGCGGCCGCCGCCGACCCGGTCGCGCATCTCGCCGCCCTGGACGCCAAAGAGGCCGAACTGAAGTCCGTCCGCGAGCAGTTGGCGGCGGTCGAAGCGCTTGAAGCCCGCGCCAAGCAGAACGTGACGCGCGAACCGGCCCGCGTGACCAGCGACAACGAAGCGAAGCGGCCGTGGGCCAGCTTCGGCGAGAACCTGCAGGCCATTGCGTTTGCTCAGTCGCCCGCCGGATCGTTCCAGGGCCTTGGCGGCAAAGTAGACAAGCGCCTCTTTGAGACGCTGACCGCCACCGGTTCCTCGGCCAGCATTCCGGCCGACGGCGGCTTTGCCATCGCGACGGCGTTTTCCGACGTGCTGTTGCAGCGGGCCCGCGAAACGGCGCGCATTTTTCCGCTTGTGAACGAGATCCCGATGGGCGAGGGTTCCGACTCCATCGACCTGCCCTACATCGACGAGACCAGCCGCGCCAATGGCTCGCGCTGGGGTGGCGTCCAGGCCTACTGGACCGGCGAGGCCGACGCGCCAACGGCCAGCAAGCCGAAGCTGTCGCGGCATGAACTGCGGCTGGAATCGTTGAAGTGCCTGCACTACGCCACCGAGCGCTTGCTCCGCAACGCACCGGCCATGGGCGCGGTGCTGGAGAATGCCTTCGCCTCCGAGATTGCCTTCAAGTTGGATGACGCCATCTGGCGCGGCAATGGCGCTGGGATGCCGCTTGGCTTCAGCGTGCAGAACTACGGCTCTCGGCTTTTGGTCGAGGTGGCCAAAAAGACCGGGCAGGCCGCAGATACCTTCGTCATCGAAAACGCTACCTCCATGCTGTCGCGCCTCCTGCGCGATCCGGGCGACCGCATTGCATGGTTCTGCAACCCGGACACTATCGGCCAATTCCCGCTGCTGACCGTAGGGACGCAGCCGGTGTTCCTGCCGAACAACAGCGCAGTGGGAAGCATGCAGTACGGCACCTTCTTTGGCTTTCCCGTGATTGTTGTGGAGCAAGCCGAAACGCTGGGCGACGCTGGCGACATCGTGCTTGCCAACATGAGCAAGTACGTCATGATTACGCAGGGCGGCCTTCGCTCCGCGCAGTCCATGCACGTTCGGTTCATTTTCGACGAAATGACGTTCAAGTGGTCGTTCGACGCGAACGGACAATCGTCCGTCAAGCAACCGATCACCCCGTTCAAAGGCAGCAACACCCTGTCGCCCTTCGTGACGACGGCGGCCCGCGCCTAACCAATAACACCGGAGCGGGCGGCGTAAGTCGCCCGCACTAAGGAGACCCATAATGCCTCGCTATGAACTATTGAACAATTTGCACTTCATCAAGGGACTCGATCCGGTGGCCGACGCCTTCGCGGGCACGGTTTACTCGGATGTGGTTAGCCTTGAAAATCATGAAAGCGCCATCTTTCTCGTCTACAAGGGCGTCGGCACGACCGGCACGAGCACCATCACTGTGGAAGCGTGCGACGATTTTGTGCCGACCAACACCAGTGCCGTAGGCTTTTTGAGCAAGTCCATCACCTCGACCGACATTCAGGGGGCCATGACGGCGCGCACATCGACCGGTTTTACCACGACCGCTGGCAGCAGTCAGATTTACGCAATCCAGGTCAACGTCGAGGAGCTGGTCGCCAGCGGCTACCCTTGCGTCCGGCTCAAATGCGTCGAGGTTGTCGATTCGCCCGTTCTGGGCGGCATCGCCATCGCTTTGGCCGGCCCGCGCTTTGGCGGCTCTGCCACCGCAACTGAAATCGCCTAACGCATGGACCTACGCCTCCAGCTAGTGACCGGCCCGACCGGGTACCCGCTTGAAGCGGCTGACCTCGAAGCGCACTCTCGCGCCCTGGGCCAGCCGCTAGAGCAGCTGGAGCCGTACCTATTCGCGGCGACCGACCATATCGAGACGATCACTAACCGCCGCTGTCTGACGCAGACCTGGAACTTGTTCCTCGACTGCTTCCCGGGCAGCGGCGTTATCCAGCTTCCCTACTCGCCGCTGGTTTCGGTCGCGCACATCAAGTACACCGACTCGACTGGCGTACAGCGCACCTTTGCGGCGACCGAGTACGGCGTATCGACGGCGCGGACGCCGGGAGCCATCGTTCTGGAGTATCAGAAGGATTGGCCTACCGACACGCTCCGCAACACGGACCCAATCGAAGTGCAGTTTACATGTGGGTACGGTCTGGCAACGCAGGTACCGCACCAGCTGCGCCAGGCCATCCGTATGTTGGCGGCGCACTTCTACGAACACCGCGAGGCCGTCATCATCGGCACCACGTCCGCGGTTGATGAGCGCGAGTTGCCTTTCGCTGTGTCGGCGTTGATCGCGCCGTTTCGGGTGTGGCTATGAAAGCAGGAAGCCTCCGACATCTAATCATCATTCAAGAGCCGACCATCGCAGTGGACTCCAACGGCGACCGCACCGACACATGGACGGAGTACGCGACGACCTGGGCCAGTATCGAGACCGGCAACGGGCGCGAGTTTTTTGCTGCCCGGCAGGTTATGGCCGACCTTACGCATACCATTCGGCTACGCTACATCGAAGATCTTAAGCCAGAGATGCGGGTTAAGTACGTTGACCAGAAGACCGGGAAGACGCGGTACTTCAACATCCGCACTATCTTGAACCCGGACGAGCGCAACGAAATGCTCGTGACGCAGGCGCTGGAGGTGCTGATCTAATGGCAGGGGCGCGCAACATCAAAGTCGAGGGCCTTGACGAACTGACGCAGCGGTTCAACAAGCTGATGGCCACAGCCGAAGGGCCAGCGCTGCAGGACGCC